ACGGTTCGCACAGTAAGACCTGCGGTTACCGATGTTGCTGCACCAGTAGTCAGGTTGATCACCGCGCTTAACGCTGTCCCAGTTAAACCAGAACTAAAGTTAGGAGAGCAAAAACCTATCTCCGCAGCTTTTGCAAAAAACGAATATGTGTACGCAGTTGACGCAACCCTAGTTCCTGATGATCTGCTGATGTTATGAAATCCAGAAACCGCAGTTGATATTAATTTATCAACCGTCAACGTACCGTCAGGAGCAATTATTTGATTTGGGCTAACGGTAACTGCAACTTTTGTCCAATACGCATTATCAAACTCCTCAGACCTCAGCAGCAAATTCGTCCTCGACTCCCAAACACTCCTCCCCAAGCACTCCCCCGTCACAGGGTCAAACTCACGCGGCCATTCGTTTGCAGCAGCGGTTTTAAGCAGACGCTGGTAGCGGGTGATGGGCTGGGTGGTGGTGGCGGTGTAGGCTGTGACTGAGGAGCGTTGTTCTAGTTGTGCGCCCCATAGGAATAATGTTTCTGTACCTAGTGTTAGCCAACTCTCAGCCCTTACCGCTGTGCTAGACGATACTCCGTAAATTACTACAGTAGTACCAGCAGTCGCTGACGATGTTGTCATTACACACCTAAACCAGCCATTGCCTGCGTCAACTATAGATGCTGAAACTGCTGACCCAACTGACCCAACTGCACCGGCTCCAGTGGTTACATCAAAGTTTCCAAACGCCTGATTGTCAGTATTAAAAGCAATTTGAACAAAAGTGTGCGTACCCTGCTTAACAAAAACAGAAACTGTTCTCTGTGTGCCTGCTGTAGAGCTGCTTACCTGACTAACAAGGTGTGTACTAAGCGCAACAGAAAGCGTTAACGTGTCGGCAGTGGTTGTGCCATCAGGTGCAACCTGAGTGTCTGCCGTAACAACAGCGCCCGCTTGCGACCAAGTGGTCTGAAACGTCTGCGATTGCAGCAGCAAATTCTCCTCAGCCTTAACCACTTCCTGACCGTAGTATGTGCGTGTGCCAGCGCGTGTGAAGGTGACGCGGGGATCGACGTAGATACCGTTGACCATGTCGAGGTTCAGCGTTGGGCGTAGATTTGGAAAGTTATTAGCCATGATTACGCCTCCAGCGTCGAGTAGCGGATTACCCAAGCAATTGACATTGTGCAGTTTGTGTCAGGATCAACAGTCAGCTTGAGGTTCGTGCCGTCTGTTGCTTGGTTGGCAAGTGGTAAATCGTACGAGCCGACAGTTAACGCAACGCTGCCATGCCCACTACCGCCGCCAGAAATAACGACGTAGCGATCTGGGTCTGAACCGTCCCCAACAATAACGTCATGTACATCTGTACCCGTGACCTTTACTGTAATGGATTCAATAAACGCATTAGCTGGCAGAATCGCTTGATTGACGCCGCCAATATATTGCAGTTCGTTCGTCCCCGCCCATGTGTTTGTCCAGCGTACCTCGTGCGGGATGGCTTCTGGCTGTCCGACGATCGTTGCGCCTGAAGCGGGTAACAGCGCGTGGTTTTTGTTGCCTGACGTATCGAATATCTGGCCTGTATTGCTCTGAGCGTTGATGGCTAGGAGTTCGGAGGTTAGGCCTGCTCGCCTGACTGATAAATTAGTTGTTGATAGGTTTATATCACCTGATGCGCCTGAAACAATTCCGCTGACCGATACGAAATACGTGCCTGTTAGCGTTGGAATCAAATCAGCAGTCACCGTCCCACTGCCCGCTGCAAACGTCACAGTATTAGATACAGTGGTGTTGTTTGATGACGAAGTGGAAATTGCAACTTGCCCTGTTATTGTCCCTACGGCCACAGATATTGAATAGCTAAATGACACACGTATTCTTTGACCCGCCACAACATTTATCGGCCAGCCCGCCAGTAGCTGCGTAGCTGTGTATGCGCTAGCCGCCGTGAAACTATTGGCTGTGCTAGAAAATGTTGGCCACTGGCGTGACCCTGTGCCGTTTTGGACGCTGCCAGAAACTGGATTTGTTTGGTTAGCCCCCCGATCAGCCAGCGCAACGCCGTTGATGAACTGGCTTAAGACTTCTGCTGCGGTTAGGGCGCGGTTGAATAGGCGCGAGGCTCTAAAAGTTCCTGCAGTGCGCGCAGTAAAAATCCCATTTGACTGTAGCGTTCCTGTGTTTGTAATGCCAACAGTTGCCGCTGATGGTATTGCTATCGAAGCACCGAGCTGTGTACCGTTAATGTACACAGTCACGCTCCCAGCAGCCGTTGATGTTTCGCGGGTCACACAGGCATCAATAACAAGACTCGCGCCATCAGCGGCTCCGACAGGAAGCGTGGTCGTTGCGCTAATGATGGTCACGCCAGCAACTACAGCCAGTATTCGCAACGTACCTGATGGGTCTACTAACAGCAGCCCAAACCGGTTGCTTGCATCCTGCTGCTTGCCAATTAGCCATTGGCCAGTGGATGGCGACCAATCGGGCAGCGCGCCCTCCCAATGTAAAGTGAAATCGTTTACACCCGGGTTGAGATTGACGTTATCTAGCTGCTGTATCCCGTTGCTGCCGCTAGTAGCGCCCGTCATCTGCACAGACACAGCCTGAGCCAGAGGATTCAGTCGAGAGTTCAGCTCAGTGCCGTTGTAGACCATCGAAGTACCAGTAACCGTTGTCGCCGTCATGCTGGTCAGTGTTGCACTGCCGCCGCCGATGGTGACGTTGTCAGGGTCTTGATAGGCCATGCCTCCGAGGAATTGGTTTAAGGGTATTTCGTTGGGATTAGTTCCAATATCCAACCAATCATTACCAAGCCTCGCGTCAGTATCCGCAATTGGTACGTTGCCGGCGGCCGCGTTGATAGAGTACGTACCGCCGTATACGATGGCAATAGCTTGATCTCTCGCAGTCTCGGAACCTACCCTTGCGGTAGCAGCAAGCCCAGCTTGCGTAGCTGCAATGCCAGCTTGAGTTGTCGCTATCTCAGCTTGTGTTGTAGCGGTAGCCGCATGGGTCGGCGCAGCGACTACCGCGGCGGATATACCAGCGACTGTAGTTACATTAGCGGATATTCCGGCGACAGTATTCACGTTGGCGATATTAGTCGCCACTATAGTAATGTTAGCGTTAGCGGTCGCGACGGTGCTCAAATCCCCAGCCACCGCCGCGACCGCGATAACGTCTGACATCTTACCCGCGACGGTAGTTACACTCTCGATATCGTCTGCGACAAGGTTCACATCCGCGATGTCGTCAGCTACGAGCCCAACATCGGCGATGTTGGTAGCTACTGTGTTCACGTCGGCGATATTAGTGGCGACAGTGGTAGTCGCCGCGACGTTTGTAGCGACAGTGTTAACTGAAGCCATGTTTGTGGCGACGGTATCGATATTGGTGGAATTCGACGCGACCGACGTTACATTGGCACTGATACCAGCCACGGTGTTTACGTTGGCGACGTTGCCAGCAACTGTGTTCACCGAAGCCACGTTCGTAACAACGGTGTTTACGTTGGCGATATTGGTCGCAACTGTGGTTACTGCTGCGTTAGCACCAGCCACTGTGTTTACGTTGGCGATATTAGCCGCCACTGTAGTAATGTTCGTGTTAGCGGCGGCGACGGTGTTTATGTTCGCAGAATTTGTCGCAACCGACGTTACATTGTCACTGATACCGGCAACGGTGTTTACGTTGGCGACGTTGGTCGCCACTGTGCTGATATTGGCGGCGGCGCCTGCGACCGTGGTGACATTCGCGCTAATGCCAGCAACCGTCGTGACATTCGCGCTGACGCCAGCGACAGTATTCACATTGGCGATATTGGTAGCTACAGTAGTAATAGTCCCGAGCGCACCGGCGACCGCCACAACATTCGGGTCTTCCGCTGCGTCTTGCGCGATTGCCGCAGAGATCGCTGCAGCAGTGGTATACGACGTAGTTATAGGCAGCACATCAACTAGCTGCTCTAAGCTCGTATTTGCCTGTGGCATTTGGATAACTACGCTGGTTCTAACCGCCCCCTGCGCGCTTATCGTGATCTCGTACAAACTGTTCTGCGTGCCATCAAGGTTAGACGCCAGTGTTAGTTCAACGTCTCCAAGCGCGTCGGAAATAGCCACTACCCGTACGGGCAGTACAACCCCTGTCACAGTATAGTCAGTGACACTTAGTCTGGCGGTGACGGTCGCCCCAACAACGGGGGTTCCATCAGGCTCTAACAGTCTTGTGCTAAGAACGTATGTGTCCACGCCAACCCCCAGTTATGATTACCCAGCTGCGCGCTGGGCTTGGTTTGGATTTGATACTGGGTTTGGGGCAACCCCAACAGTTGCCTGAACCTCTATACCCAACGCGCTCGCAAATGCCGCGTAGTGGTTCTGCGCGCGTTGCGAGTTACCAGCGTATTCGCTGTCTTTGGAATACGCGCGATACAGGATGTAGTCCTGCAGCACGTTGCCAAAGATATCAGGCAGACTGATGTTACCAGTAACCGCGGTGTACACAGCGCCATCGGCTGGCTCAGTGATATCCGTGGGGTACGCCGAATAGACAATATCAAGCTGCGTGGTAGTCAGCGCAGGTGGGTACACATAAAAAACCCGTGGATCGCGTGGGTCATACATAAAATGCAGCGTTTCAAGCGTACCGGTCAGGTTGTGCCAGTTAGGCGTCTGCGCATCCAAAATCTCTCGGTTTACCATACGAACCGCGCGCTTGGTCGACCCCGCGGCTGCGTTACGGACAACCTCGATAAGTTTAGCACCATTAGATGGTAGCGCTTGTTTGCTGCCTGCAACACACGTCAGCGTTGCGTTGGTTACCATCGCGTCGGGGCGATTAAGAATGACTTCGCGTTGCCCGTCGTTTAAGTAGCGGACGAGCTCGTTTACCGGCCAGCGAACCGACGTATTATCCTGCAATGTGTCGATTACACGACGAATAACGGATTGCGCCGCAATAGCCATTCTCTCACCTCACATAAAAGGGCGGGATCGTACCGCCATTGACCCACGTACACGCCCGTAAGAGCCTTCAATTCTTGCGCTATTCGTCATCCGCGCCGCTCTGGATGCTTGGTATACAGCCGCACCGCCGTCACTAAATGGTTGCCCGGGTACTGCGTACAATCTTGACAGCGCGCCAGCGACTACCGCGTCCATCCACCGAGTGTACAGGCGAGAATCCAATTTTATGGCGGTCTTGGTGGGGCGTAACGCCAGCTCTACACTGAGTGTGTACGCGTCATCAGGGATCACGTTAAGCCGCAGCGTTAACCCAAGGTCATCTTCGACCACTGAGTACCCTGAAGGGCGCGCCGGGTCTTCTGGAACCGGAGTCCTGACTTCAGCCATAATCGCTTCAATCGGCTCCCCGTTCAAAAACACTTTCAACACGCGCGCTACAGTCTGGTCGGTAGACGGCGCCCAAATCTCATATTCTGTAGTGCCTTCTACAACAGCAATGGGGTCAGTAGTGTATCGGATTACAGAAGAGCGTTCGCAGAAGTCTATAGCAGAGTCGAGTAACGCCTGCTCGGCCAATGGCTCAGAACAGGCGGGAGTGTATACCAGCAGTCTTGGAAGAAAGTCGCTCAACGGTTTCATAGCGTTTTACCCGCCAGACACTAAGAGACTTCATTCTATCAGCGATTTTTCTCTTTTGCGAGTTCTTGTTACAGGCTTCTCTTCTACGAGTGCCGGTATGTCATTTATAAGCCCAAACGTCGCAACCATTGCGTGACCTTCTGGGGTCAGCTCGTAGGTGTCGTTTAACAATCTACCAATAACTACACCAGTGCCGCTACGCGCTTTATTAGACAGGTAGTATCCGCTTGTGGCCTTTACCAGATCATCAACAGTCATATATCACCTCAAAATGAAAGGGGGCTTTCGCCCCCGATCAATTATGCGCTAAGAACCGCGCCCCAGTTTCCACTACCAAGGCTAACATACTCACCGGCCATGTTAGCAGCCAACGCTTTCGCTGCGTCGGCAGAGCCGCCGTTAATGGCGCCACCGGTAGGTGGCCAAACGTCTAGCGCTACTGCGGTAATGTTAACAATAGTGATGGTCTCACCGATACCCCAGTTAGCTGGCAGGCGAACGCCGTCAGCTGAAGTGCCAGTAGCGGCAGAGACGATGGTCAAACCGGCGGTCACCGCGGTAGCGGTAGCTTGTGTACTGCCGGCAGCAGCGATAGTCGCGTTGCCGTTCAAAGTTCGTGCGTATTGCATGGTCATTCTCCTAGATACAAATTTTTAAATGGTGTGGGGCCACAAGCGTGGCCCCGAGAGCATAACCTTAAGCTGTGCCGACCTGCGCAACAACCAGTGCTTCAGGCTTAACCACTTTGCGGCCGTACACGGCCAGACCACGAACGATGTCACCGAAGTCTGTCTGGTTGCGCAGCGGCTCTGTCTTGTTGACAGTCATTGCGAATGAACCAGCGGCTTTGGTGCCAGCTACCATTACGCGACGCGCTTTGGCGTTTGATACCGTACCACCAGTAGCAGGGTCGGTTAGGCCAGCAACCAGCGCCTTACCAGCAGCGCCACGTGGCAGCAGGTTAGACACGTACACGTCGAAACGGTCGATCGAGCCAATCTTGCCGCTACGAACCACACTGGAGTTGTCGCCAGTGAAGTAAGCCTGCGCCAGACTTGATTGCATCAACAGGTGACGATCGAACGGTGTTAGCAACAGCCAACGACCATCTTCTGGCACGTTCTGCTCGTCCAGTACGGTCGACATACGCAGAATCGCCTTAAGGACGTTCTCAGGAGTAGCTTGGTCAACCGGAGCAATGTCAGTACCCAGATTGTACGCCGCGGAGATAGCACCAGCAGCGCCGCCTTCGTTAGCAGCCGCTGGGCCTTCGGTTACGAAGCTGTTGAAGAACACCTCGTTCTCAATTTGAATCTTCAGCTGTTTGGCTGCGTCTTCAGTGAACATGTTCATCAGGTTCATGTCAGCTTGGTACGCCAGAACGTCGTTTACTTGCACGCCGAAGTACTTGCCTTTGTTAACCTGCATGTCTTGGAAAATCGGCGTCGGAACTTCGTAGTTCAGGTTCATACCGGCTACGTAGTCGGAAATGCTGATAGACGGAGCCAGACGGATACGCACGGTATCGCCTTGGTTCTTCAGCTCGCCTTCATAGTCTGTGTTGAAAATCTCAGACATCATGGTGTTCTGGTAGAACTTGGCAAGCAGTTTGCCAGACCACAGCGTAGGGATGAACGAACCGGTGTACGCCGGGTTGGTGTTAAATGGGGCTTGGACAGGATAAGTCATAATAATGCTCCTAATAGAGATTGGTTATTTCCGCTGCCCCAGAGTAGATCATGCTGTTACACGTCCATCTCTGAATGCAGCGTCGATTTCAGCTTCAAGTTTTGTTGCCGCCGCCGAATCCCCGCGCGTGTGTAACTCAGTTACACGTTTAAACATCCCCTCAATCTGCGCATTGGTGTATACCTTAGCTGCGGCTTGAGTGTTGCCTTGCGAGTTATTCTTTGTCGGCTGGACTTGGAGTTCCTGTTCTTGCTGCCGCTTATCTTTTGGTGCGGGGGTCTCTGTTTTCGCAACGCTCGCCATAAAAAGGCTAACGTAATGCGCAACAGCTTCCGCATCTCCAGTGTTGTACGCCTGCTGTGCCACCGCCATGCGGGGGCCGCGTAAAATTGGGTCAACTTCATTCAGCCAACTGATCCACCGGGGATCACGATTGACATCATCAAAGTTTGGCACCAATCGATGTAGCCGCTGGTCAAAACTACTTTCGCTAACCTGAGCACCGGTACTATCAAGCTGCTCTCGCAACTTTTGGTTTTCGGATTTCAGACTTTCGATGTCGTCTTTAAATTCCTGCGCTACTTCTTGGGCTACTTTTCGCTGGACTTCAATAAGGTCAGCTCCGAACTCTCTTACCTCCGCGTCCGTCACCAGTTTCAGTTGTTGCTTAGGCTCAGGTTTTGGCTCTGGTTTGGCGTTCTGGATTGCATCCAGCCGCTTGGTCAAATCCTTTACCTGTGCGTGCAGTCGAGGTACTTCAGCATCATACATACCCTTTAAGGTGCGGTACTTCTGCTGCCATGTCTCTTCTGGCGTTTCCGTCACTGGCGCTTCTGGCTTTACTTCTGGCTTAGGCTCCGCTGGTTTGGGCTGCTCAGATGTAGGCTGTGCTGGTTGGGCTTCCGTTGACTCCTCGGGCTTAGGCTCCGGGGTCTCCCCTCTCAGCTGCTTCTCAATCTCCTCGACTTCCTTCAACTGCGCTTCGACTTGCTTTGGCAATGCCATTTCATTCTCCTCTTAGCTCCAACTCTGCTTGGGCTCCTATCACGGTGTGCCTTGTA